ATATGAGAATAAGAAGTGATATAGAATTTGATAATCACAATAAAAATGAGACAACTGATATTTTCGCTTGTCAGTTTTATAAATCAATTACTTAATATATTTTATTTCTCTGATTTCTCTGATTTCTCTGATTCTATCATTCATTTATTCTATCTTTTTCTATGATTCTATATTTTCTCTGATCTCGTTAAATACCAAACATAAATAATCATGGCATATATTATTTATGTCATCACCAACGTCAAGAATGAAATCGAACATAGAAGAGATTAATGATTATTTTCAATTACCTATTTCATTGAACCCCAGTAAAATGGAACTGAATGAAAGTATTACGACCGATCTAGAGTTGAAAAATACATATGACGCTTCTAGTATTCCATTATATAACTATGTATTTCAACCAAAGACTTTGTTCGGAAAGAAGATTCTAGAACAAAATACAAAGTTTTACACAACAGATGTGAAATACTTAAAAGATACACAAACATTGTATAAGAAATTTAAATCCAATGAAAATGAGTCAATTGCTGAAGACTACTTAGAAATAATGGCAATCTGGGATGAAATCAAGAATGATACGAATTTTAAAGAGAAATATCACTATTTAGAATGGAATTATAAAATATGTGACTCTTTGAATATGTCTACTGAGTTCTTACAAGTGATGAGTATATATAATCTAGCATCACCTCTCATGTCTTTGTTAATGCCAGTTTTTATATTGATCATTCCATTTTTCGTAATACAAATGAAAGGATTGAAATTGTCAATAACAGAATATATTGAAATTCTAAAACAGATTGCCAAAAATAACGCAATCGGTCAATTATTCACACATTTTAATACTGTTACTTCAGATAAGAAGATCTATTTGCTAGCTAGTGCAGTATTTTACATATTTTCGATTTACCAGAATATTTTAACATGTCTTCGTTTTAATGAAAATTTGAAGAAGATACATCATTTCTTTGACAGAATAAGTAATTATATTCAACACACAGAAGATAATGTGAATAATTTGCTTCTATATACGACAAAATTAAATACATATAATGAGTTTAATACACATGCAACAACTCAACTATTGGCGTTATCTGGATTAAAAGATAATCTGAAACATATCACACCATATACCCTTTCTGTAAACAAGGTTGCTCAATTTGGTAAAATAATGAAGGAATTTTATGCGATCCATACTGTCGAAGAGTTGAATGATGCGTTCATGTGGTCATTCGGTATAAATGGATATATCGATACAATTGATGGAGTTGTAAAGAATATCTCTGAACATCATATATCTTTCTGTAAGTTTGAGAAATCAAAACCAAAAGCAAAATCTGGTAAAAAACAATTAAAGAAAAACCTATTTAAAGGCGCATATTATCCCGTTCTAAAGGATGCGAACCCAATACGCAATGATATTCACTTAGACAAGAATCTTATTATTACAGGACCTAATGCTTCTGGAAAAACTACTATTTTGAAATCTTCTCTGATTAATGTCATCCTGAGTCAACAAATTGGTTGCGGATTCTATTCTTCTGCAAATATTATTCCATATAAATATATTCATTGTTATTTGAATATTCCAGATACTTCAGGGAGAGATAGTTTGTTCCAAGCGGAAGCGCGTCGTTGTAAGGATATACTAGATATTATTCATGAGAATATAAATGAAACTCACTTCTGCGTTTTCGATGAATTATATTCTGGAACAAATCCAGATGAGGCCGTATCAAGTGCAAAATCATTTATGAAATATTTAGTGAAAATTAACGGTGTAAACTGTATGTTAACGACACATTTTATAGATCTGTGCAAACATTTAGAAAACCATAAACAGTTTAAAAATTGTCATATGGACACAAAAGATAATATTGATAATGAGTTTCAATACACATATATATTAAAAGATGGCATCTCACACGTTCGAGGAGGGATGAAGGTATTAAGAGATATGGATTACCCAAAAGAAATTATTGATGATCATGATTTGTTATAATTCGTTTTCTTTATGAATATATAAAATATTCTATTTATAAAATGAGCTGTTCTTTATTTACTATCCCATATATCACATTTTTAGGATTATCTTTATTATTGATAGCTGGATTAGCAGTCTTTCTAATTAAGAGAATGAATAACCAAAATAACAAGTTTTCTTCTATTGTAGGAGTAGTTACTTCAATGGCAGAAGAACTGAATCGTTTAAAATCTCTCGTTACTAACGTGTTGACATCTTCTGGAACAAAATATGATACTACAGGAACTACTAAAGAAATACATTTAACCGAACCATCATTAGTTGCGGTTTCAGACGAAGAGGATGAGGATGAAGATGAGGATAAGGATGAAGACGATGATGAAGATGAAGATGAGGATGAGGATGAAGACGATGATGAAGATGAAGATGATGAAGATGAAGATGATGATGATGATGATGAAGATGAGGAAGATGATAAAAAAATAAAATATATCAATTTGTCTGATGATAATACAATAAATAATGTAGAAAAAGAAAAAGATAATGATAATGATAACTTCATTCAACCAGAAATCAGTCTTAACTTTATTGATGAAGAACCAATTATTGAAATAGTTGAGCAAAAAAGCGTTCCAATAGAAGATGATCATGTTGTTTCTCCGATAGAAGTAGAAATTGAAGAGATCTCAGTGCCTGAAGTATTGCCTGAAGTATTGACTGAAGTATTGACTGAAGTATTGACTGAAGTATTGTCTGAAGTATTGCCACAAGTATTGCCACAAGAATTGCCTGAAGTATTGACTGAAGTATCGACTGAAGTATTGCCACAAGAAACAGATATTCAAATTGTAGAAGATGATGTTGTCCCCACAACGACACCAATTGTAAGTTCTAGTAAAGTCAATTACAAAAAGTTATCTCTGGACAAACTTCGATCTCTCGTTATTGAAAAGGGATTAGAAGGAGGAACTGGAACTGATGATTTTGCTAAATTGAAGAAAGCCGATTTAGTCAAATTGCTTGAATCGTAATAAAATTCAAAGTAGAAATATAATAATATTTCTTAATATTATTATATGAGTTGGGGGACATGTTTTTCTGGATCAAACAACATACATTTTAATTTTCCACCAATTATGTCTGATGGACGTAATTATGCTTCTTGGCAACCATCTGCTGTTGTAAATGAAAGAATACGAAATGCAGAAAATATAAACTCAAATTGGGACTATAGACGATATATGACACACAATGGACTTCAAATTATGAAAATGAATAATCAAGAAGCGTGTCTTGCTTTAGGAATCAACCAACATGTTCATTCAGATCGAACGCCATCAGATAATGTTCCTCATTTGTATTCTAGTTCTACCGATACAAGTCAACCTGGGTATGGTTATACAACAAGCGATTTAAAGAATCCATATTTGTCGAGAGAACAATTACAATCGAAACTTTTATCACCTTCTATTGAAGTGACATTTGTACCAACTGATGCCCGACCGAATTATATTACTAATACTAGAACTTAAAGAACACCATGGTTAACGATGGTTGAAATAACATCGTGTGTGTGTGTGTGTTTTATATTTACAATTAATTAAATTGAAAAACTTAAATATATAAGTATTAGAACAAACAAACAAACGACATGGAACAACCAATTATGAAAGCGAATTTGAAAAAAGAGAAAAATGAGAAAAAAATGGAAAAAGTGAAAAAAGTGAAAAAGGTGAAACCAAGATTGGAAGACTATGAGGATGATGTGGAGGAACTTTTGCCAATTCAAACTGGTGATAAGGAACCTTTGCCTTTACCTTTACCAATTCCAAATGGTGATATTTCAGGAGTGGCAAACGCGAATGATCAATATGAAGGTTCATTGATCAAAAAATGGATAAAACTTATCCCATTCGATAAAACTATTTCACTTGAAGAATACAATAGAAAAGAACATTTCATTCCAATTGCTGATATTATATTGGATACTGAAACTGGAAAAGATTCAGACACCAAAAAAAGGAACACATTGATTCAATTTGTCAGAAAAATTTCAAAAGAAGAATTTGAAAAAAAAACAGAATGGTTATATTTACTTGTGATTAATGGTAGAATTGTTAAAATTGGTGGGACAAGAACAGGTATTAAAGGCAGAGTGGGATCTTATCTATGTGGACATCACGTTGAAGAGAGAGGCAAATCCGGCGATTGTTCCAAAACGAATGGATTCATATATAATACATTTGAGTTCTACTTAAGTTTAGGGTGTAAAATTGAAATGTATGGTTATGAATTACCAAAAACAGAAATTATCATTGAAATCTTTGGGAAGCAAACGACAATAGTAGCACAGACTTTTCATGCCTATGAGAGCACATTTTTGGAGGATTACAAAAAAAATTATAATGAATACCCTATATTGAGTGATAATTGTGATCCTGGTTACAAAGAATAAATTTCATCACATTCATATATTTTCATTAATGAATTGAATTTCATCTTCTGTAATACCGAAATAAGAATAAATTTCTTGATGGTTTCCAGTATATTCAATGTCAGGAATAGGAAAACTCTGTAAAATTCGTATGTTATTGAAATTACCCCAACGACAGATATTATTTACAAATACATATAATGGATGATTTAATATTTGCAAATACTTTTTTGCTTCGTCCTCGTTTTTACATAATATAAATACAATGGATTGTGTCATTCCACACTCATCAATAAATACTTTATATTTATCTGTTGTTGAAATAAACACCTTAAACCCTTCTTGGAACTTATGAGGTCTTGAAGCATATACTGTTTGACTTGGTGTGTGGATCAATTTATGTTTGAATATATCATCCTTTTCATTACTTATCAATGTCGCTTTTGTATATTTATGTAAATCACTGCTGGTTTTTACATCAAACTTACGTAGACTTGTATCATCGACCGTTTTCGATAATATATTTTGAACAAGTTGATTATATAATAATGGAATATATTTGCGTTTCTTTGAGACAACAGAGCTAATATATTCTCTCTTTTTCCATATTCCTGATACATTCATATTTTTATAAAATGTACAATTTTGAATTATATACCAAGTAAAACTTGATCCAATCTTTTTGAAATATTTTTTCGCAGTATGTATATCCAAATGTATTATTTGCAATCCTGTTATTATTTCAATCAACAAATTTCTGTCAGCATAAGACATCCAATTATCTGGTGTAATAAATAACAAATATCCATTTGGCTTTAATTGTGATAATGCCTTTTCAATAAAATCCTTAATTAAATTATGATTCTTGGATGCTCTTTTACCATTTTCCAACAATTTTGCATAAGGAGGATTTGCCACAATTAAATCGTATTTTTTTGGGTTATTATATTTAATAAAATCATGATTGGTTATGTTCAGGTTATATTTTTCATGACAGAACACTTTGCGCACATTATTCAATCTATCTTCATTAATATCATTGAATTCCAATACATCTTCTAATATCGTTTTCATGCTGTGATATTTCAATAATTCATATAAAATTGGAATACTAAAATTTCCATTTCCACAACAAGGATCCAATATCGACAAATCACTTTTACACCATAAATCGTTTGGTATTTTATTGATCATTTCACTAATACAACGAATCGGTGTTGGTTCATCATTGCTTGATTTATATGTGCTCTTATCCACATTCAATATTTCATCATAATATTTGGTGAGTTCCTCCATGGTTGATGTTTCGACAGAAGGATAAATATCATCTTTTAATATTATAGGTTGTGTTTCAGTAACAGCAACAACCACCGGAACAGGAGGAGTAGAAGCAGGTATATCTTCATCATCATCCATAATTAATACAGGTCTTATTTTCATTTTTTTACGTTTCATTTTTTTGATCGGCATACCTGAAGATTCATATTCTGTTATTTTGATTTCTATATTAGATGTATTCGATGATATTAGAATGCATTCATCGTTGTTAAAAAGTTGTGTATTTTCAATCATTTGAGAGGAATTTTCCGTCATTTTTTGTTTATATTAAGAAATATATAATTTATAATTAAATCAATTTTATTATAAATTATATTGATTTTGTATACGATTATCTCAATAATCGTTTCAACAATTTAAGTATTTTTATTATTTTGTTGAACTGAAACACTTAGAAATTTTATGTTAACTAAAATAAATAACATGAACAAACTACCGAAAATAGAAAAATTAAAAAAGAAAAGAGTAGTAGCTATAATTGATAATGATGAACCGGATGAGATTGCTGTCTCTGAGAAAAATACAAATATTCGTTTTCCTGAAATAAAAGTGAAAATTGTAAAAGATGTCGATTTAATTGTTGACTATCCCAAAAGAGTGATACCATTAAATAATGTTGATAAATTCTTTAATTAATTCTTGTTTTGACAATATATTATTCAATTGAACTTAAAGAAACAACGCAAAGAAAATAAGTAACAATGCGAATAATCAGTATTGATGTTGGTATTAAAAACTTGGCATATTGTGTTTTCTCTGATGGAACAACGGTAGAAAAATGGGGCGTTGTCGATTTATCACAACAACAATCAGAGAAAGAATCAAAAATATTATGTTCTTGTATAACAACAACAAAAGGTACAAAGAAGAAACCGTCTATTCAAAAACAATGTTCTTCTGCCGCAAAATGGAAGAGAGAAAATGAATATTACTGCGTTACTCACGCAAAGAAGACTGACTATTTAGTTCCCACATTACAACTGAAATCGTCGTATTTTAAGAAACAGAATATGACTTCTTTGAAGCTGATCATGGAGAAACATGGACTTGTTCCTTTAGAGGGAACGAAAAAGGCTGATCTTCTTTCTCTCTTGGATACGCATATACAGAAAATTATATTAGAACCAATAACAACAACTTCTGTCAACGCATCCACTTTGGACCTTGTTACTATTGGTAAAAACCTAAAAACCAAGTTCGATGATCTCTTCAATGGCATTCATATGGATAGAATCATTATTGAAAATCAAATTAGTCCAATCGCAAATCGAATGAAAACAATACAAGGAATGATAGCACAATATTTCATTATGAAGACTTCCAACAATGAAGATTTAGTTATCGACTTTGTTAATTCTGCGAATAAGCTGAAACTTGCACCCCCAGACCACCCATACCTTCCTCCGGACGCATATAAAGAACGTAAAGCACTTGGCATTCAACTTGTCGGGGTTCATTTGACAGATGCTAATTGGTTATCTTTCTTCAATCAATACGGAAATAAAAAAGATGACTTGGCTGATTGCTATCTTCAGGGAATCTGGTATATACAGAATAAATTATAATTACTTATTTTATTTGTATATTCACGATAATATCACTTCTCTCTTCGCTATTATAAATGTCTTTCTCTCTTATTCTCAGAATACCTTTCCCTTTTAGAATATAATACTGCTGTTTTTTTATAAAGAGATCAGCAACTGGTATTTGAAGAGAAGGTATATCAGTAATAGTTATATATTCTTCTTCAAAGAGAGAAGCAGTAAGATTGATAACGAGATTGACCAAAATATTATTATTTTCATCTATCGAAATATGATCAGGTAAGACAGGAACACATTTGACAATAATGTCAGAATCGTCTTCAAAATCCAGCTCTGAATGCCATAATGGAACGAAGAATAGTTTTTCATTAACTTCTAATTTGTATATTCTATCACCAAATAGTTCTGTCAGAGAAGGTTCTAGAATATAAATGTGAACATTGTTATATTTTTCAATAATGATCTTCTTCAATGAATCCAACCATTTCTCTGAAATATGAAGTATATCTCGATATTGAAAGAAATAATTATACATTTCTAAGGCAACTTGTTTATCGATATTCTCAAATATTTTTGCCGTCAAGGTTTCATAGTTAATAAAAGAGAGAAAAGTTGACAATACTGTATCTTCTTTGAAGAACATATTAAAATAATATGAGTAATCTTCTTGTTGTGTTGTTATATCTTCTTCTCCATTCAATAGATCATATGCTTGTCCAATTTTTTGAAAATATGCGGTAGATTCCGCACTATTTTGGTGTTTATCTGGATGATATTTCAGTGCCAGCTTATAATACTGTTTTTTTAAATCCGTTTTATTAATACTTATTTTGCCGTCTAGGTTGAAGATACAATATGCTTCTTGAATATCCATATTCATATAAACCCTATTTTGAGTTTATATGAATTAAAATTATTATAAATTGAATTAAACGATTATTTATTTAAATTATTGGAGAGAATTTGACTTTGAAATAAAATAAGTAATAATATGTTTTTAATGTTATTAGTTTATCAGTAATTTTAAATAACTGATAAAATAAATATTAATCTTCTTTACACACGTTAGCATATCAAATGCCGAATTTTTTATAAAATATATAACATAAATATAAAAATATATGTTATATATTTTATAATGACATCTAAAATACCTTCGCTTGAATTAACCGATAAATTTATTAAAGGATTACAATTTTATGGTTTAACATATGATGAAATTAAAAGTAATAATTGGAAATATTGCGGTGGAAGAGATGGTCGCCATCTTAATTACTTTACACAATGTTGTAAAGATAAAGATTTACCTGAACTGAAAAATAAATGTATTTGTGGGCATAATATTAAAGAAAATTGTTATATAACAGATGGACAACAAATATTAACATTAGGCAATTGTTGTATTAAAAAATTTATTCCAAAAAGTTCAAGAACTTGTGAAGAGTGTGGAGAACCACATAAAAATAGAATAGGTAATAAATGTAATAATTGTATTAAAAAAAATATTATTCCAAAAAGTTCAAAAACTTGTGAAAAGTGCGAAGAACCACATAAAAATAGAATAGTTAATAAATGTAATAATTGTAGAAAAGGCGTTTGTGATAAATGTAGTAAAAAATGCGACGAATTATATAACAAATGTTATAATTGTGCTTTTAAATAATCATACTTCGATATCGTATCCATGAACCAACGAAATAATATAATAGAATAAGTATTCCAAATGATAAATAGGACGATAATTGTTATTATAATATTGAAAAAATCCAAATACTTTTACCATCAACTCCGATATATTTTCTCTCTTAATATGTTTTTTCTGTATCAGTTCGTCAATGATATACCAAATACATTCATTCACATTCAAGTTATAAATGAAGATATCATAAATATAATCTCTAAACAGTAACATATCGCATTGATGTAGAATACTTTGGATTATTTTGTCGCAGATGATCTTGTGAGGTATATTATATTTCGTTGAGACATCGTCCTTCATATTTTTGATACTAACAATATCTTCCAATTTTACAGAAGAAGGTATTTTGTTTGAAAGTATTTTATTATATGTGCTTTTAGTAGGTCTCGTCATATTGATCGTTTCACAAGAACTCAAAATATTATCCGGAATAAAACTGAGATCTTCTGTAATCAACATGAAGATGATATGAATCGACGAAAAATTGTTTTTTTGAATATAACTATAGAAACTTTCTAATAGATCCGAATTGATTTTGCCAAAGTTTTTACATAAGATGATTCCCGATTTGTCTACTTTTGCAGAAAGAATATCGATGATTTGTGTATATATTTCATTCCACAATAGTTTTGAATTACATCCCAAGAGAGACATATCTACTTCATAATGAACATCACTTATTTTAATAAAATATGATTTACTGACGTTCATGTTACCTAATCCAATACTAATTTTCTTTTCATACTTCAAATTACTTGGACTATACATTTTGATACATTTCAAAGCCTGTGTATATTTTCCGATTCCTCGAGGACCATAAAAAATGACATTTTTCAATTGATTGATACTCTTTGGAAATAATTTGAACATATTGCCCAATTTAGGATGAAGGTTTGTTGTTACATTTGCTGAAATATATTCTTCAAAAAGAGTCTCATGGTGCTTCATTGGTTTATATTATTCGATTATTTCTTTATTACAACTTGAACCTATTTTATATTAATATCATATATTACAGAACTTAAAACGCACGTATAATATTACTATAATGTTACTAGTCATTCATATCAATCAATATAATATAGACAACGTGTATTTTATCGAAAATCACAAAAACATCAACGAAAACGACTCACAGAACCCGAATTTTATTCGGTTTATTTATTCTACCAGTCTATTCAGTCTAAATAGCATATCTATTCATATTCCATTGAAGATATCCAATATCGATAAATATTATAGCAAATATAAGTGTTTTTTCTCTCTATTTGAAAATACAAATATTGTTAATTTCATTAAAACGTTGGAATCATCTATACTGAATCATCAATTCATTACGAATTATCATAGTAATAAAACACCATTATTTAAGTTGAGTGAACAGATACAAAGTGGAGAAATAAAGTTATATAATATTGAGGATAAAATCAATCACATTATTCTTAAAATATCTGGTATATGGTGTACAGGAGATATGTACGGAATTACTTATAAGTATTTATCAATGGATAGATTGTAAATATTATCCATTTGTCACATAATTATATATGATTGTGTAGATAATGTATAGATACATAAATAAAATGATGGTTTCTGCTATAACAAAGAAAAGACTTGAACCTTGATCATTAAACATAGAATTTTTATTTAATTCATCTGTCCCGAGTATTGTCATGTTAATGAACATAATTGCAATTATTGTAAATAAAAACATTTGTAAATATGTTTTCATATAGTTGATGACTTCTATATGACTCATTAAATTTTGTTTGTATGATAATATTTGTATAAACCAACAAAGCAATGCTAGAATAAATGCTGTAATTATTAGCAATATTATTTTTGTATATGACAATTTATTTATTAAAGACATTTGAGGAGGTATCCCTGTTGTGATAGTTATAATTCTAATAGCAAATAACATTAATCCTGCAGCTAAAGTGATTGAGCCGATAGTCACACCGTTTCCTGTAATATCGCTACTCATTCCAATTGAAATAATAATGACACTAACCATAATAATTCCAAAAATGATCATCGACATTGCTGATTCATTACTTGTATCAACTTCCAGTGGCATATTATAATGTAATATTATTACATTATAATTCTTATCGATATGCGAACAAATAGATTAATTTTATTCTATATTATTATATTATTAATGAGTCGTTTTGTAACAAATACTACACATCCACTTATTGAAAATGCAAATGAGTTTATGTTATTTAAGAAATATGTGAGTATTCATTCAGAAGATCGTGATGTAATAAAATATCCAAATTCGGGTTATTTTGAGCTTGATTTGCCACAAGATTACTTGAATGTTTCTACTGTCACTTTAAGCAATTATACTTTCCCAATGTATTATAACGTTTTTTCTATTTCTCAGAATAATGTCTTCTTTACTTTTAGTCTTGCTTCGTATAACCCCATTTTACCAATACCAGCATCGTTATCATTAGCGATTAACAATACAGAATTTACTATTATCATTACAGAAGGAACATATACTTCTACGACAATGCCGACTGAACTGACTAACAAAATGAATGAAGCAGTGAATATTTATCTTCTTGCATACATGGCGCAAAATTCTATAGATACTACAGCCTTTATTGCTGCCGGGGGATATACAGGTTTTGTCGTCGTTTTCAATTCAGTGAGTCAAACTCTATGGTTTGGTAATACATCATCTGCTTTTGTTATCACAAATGAGAGTCCTCTATATAGAAGTGAGACACTACAATTGAATGTTTTGTTGCCAGAAGCGGTACAAACTTTCATTAATTGGGGTCTTCCTGCATACTTGGGTTTTTTTCAGTCAAATGCATATTCAAGAACGAGCAAAATTCCTCCTCGATTCTATTATGGAGATGTCGTTTCGGGTGATAATGGTTATTGGCTTGCACCAGCAACGAGCACAAGCGATGTATATTTCTTAGAAGCACCAAGAAAGCTTAATATAGTAGGCGAAAGCTATTTTTATATGGATGTTCAACTCCTAAATACAATGGATGAACTCGCTCCATTTTCTTCACATAACATTAAAAGAGAAACGAGTACAAATCAGTCTAATGGTATTAATAATTCGGCATTTGCTAAAATTCCAGTTGATCCAGCTGGCCAACAAGGTGCGCAATGGTTTAATTCTTCAGCATATAAACTTTTTTATCCACCAGCAGAGAGAATACGCAAGTTGCGTATTAAATTACGGTTTCATGATGGGCGTCTAGTCAATTTTGATAATTTTAATTATTCTTTTTCTCTGATATTTACTATTCTAATTCCACATACTCTTCGAAATGCGACATGTATTGATCCAACATTATCTCAAGGATTTAATAATTCTTTTGGAAATAAATTATCATAATTTGATTTATAAAATATTACCAACTTATATGGTAATATTTTATTTGGTTATTATTTGTATAATAATCTTCTTTATCTTTCAGAGAAACCTATTGGAAGGATTTACAAAAAACCCAAAAGTGATTATATTGGTCGGTGATAGTATTCTAGATAATGAGAGATATGCACAAGAAAGTATAACTGATCAATTGATTCAACAGTTAGACAATAATGAAGACCAAATTATATGTCTAGCAGAAGATAATAGTACAATTAAAAGTACAATGTTTTCTCAGATACCCGATTTGACAAAAGAAGACAAATATAATCATCAAAGCACATATATATTCGTTTCTGTCGGCGGCAATGACATTTTACAGAAAATAGTCTATCAAGATAATTCTCAGAGAAGCTCAGACACACTTTATAGTATAATGACAGATTACTATAATTTTGTCGCCAATATTTCCAAAAAGATGAGCAATGCGAATATTATTCTAATGACACTTTATTATCCACAAGCAAGTCATTACAGAAAATATGATTCTGTCATTAAAGAATGGAATATAAGAGTCAAAGAATGTGCCAAGAAATATCATTGTCGAGTATTGGATTTATCCAAATTTATGACAAATTCTGAAGACTTCTCTCATGACATAGAACCGTCAGATATTGGTGGTAAAAAGTTGACTGAGAATATGATATCTGCTATGGCGTAATTTTGTTTGATTAAATTGAAATAGAAAACTTATATATAATGAATAGTAATTTAAAGAACCAAAACTGTCCACCAACAACAATGAACGTCAAAATTACGCAACTGTGTATGTCATGTAACACACCAGTTAGTGAGAAAATTCTCTACGATTGGATCGATCCAGCCGATAATATCTTTGGATTCAAACTCATTATGCCTTATAGACGGATATTCAGTTTGGCACCACAACTGTATCCAATGAAGATGACGATTGAATGTTGTGAACAACTATATTATAATGTTCTGTGTGTTAAATGTACGGCGAAAAGTGATCATTGGTATTGTTTATCTTGCAACAAAACTTGGTCGAAAGATATGAAGAAATGTGAATTAACGAACGTATGCTTATTATGTATCGAAAAAGAAAAAGAAGATGATATATTGGATTGTTCTTGCGACATGTGCTCGCCAAAATAATAATACTAAATAATAATACCAAATACTAATATAATATTTTTTCTTTATTTTAACTATATATTGAAATGAATACCGACTTTGTAATTGAATCAAAATATGACAATGGAATAGGGTTTATTGAAGTAGATGACACACGAAAACTTGTCAGACATTTTGAATATATATGTGGTTTATCACAACATATTACATTGGATGTATACGAAGACGGATTAATAAAATGTCATGAAAAAATATTGAAATCAACTGATGGACATTTTAATAAAAATAATCCAGAAAATATTATTACTTCAATATTCACAATTGAACTCACTAATAGAGAGAAAATCAATGATGCTATTTTAGAGTTAATTGATAATATATATTTTTCATTATGTGTGAAAATGGGTTTTGAAGAGTTGATTGAAGTGTGTCAAGGTAACACACACATAATCTATTGCGATATTCCTTTACTATCACATGGAATAACTTATGACATGTATGGTATTAGGTTAATGCTGTTCAAAGAAACATTTAACACATTGCGCACATTGAAAAAACTATATGAAAAAATTGTTATATTTTAAGTTTTCTAAAAACACACCATGTTCAAAAAAAATTGAAATACTATTTTCAATTAGCATAGATGTTACTCAAAAAAACAACCAAGTGTTTAAAAAACTCAAAACCGCAAAAAACGAAAACAGAAATGAATTCTCAACAACAAATCAAAATTGAAGAAGAAGTAAGTGTGTCACAAAGTTCAACAGAATTAATGTGTCCTTCTTTCCAACAGATTACAATTCCAGAAGAACTCAGAGAAGATGAAGAATTGAACGCAATGGTTATGAAATGCGAACTCATGCGCCAAGAAATCGTCCGCAAAATTGACAGCAAAATGATGGAAATACGCATCCAAGCAGAATTGGATAAGATCGAAGAAGAAAACCAACAATTGGAAGAACGCAAATGTCTTGCGGATGAAGAATTCCAACAATTGGAAGAGAGAATGCGTCAATTGACAGAACAAAAATGTCAAGTTGAAGAGCAAATACGCCAAAACAATGAACGAAAACTTCGTGTTCCAGAACAGTTTATAAGAAGTTCATCGGTTCCTGATCCAGAGCCAGAGCCAGAACCAGAACCTGAACCAGTGGTTGTTCTCGAGCCATTGCCAAAAGAGAAGATGAACACAGACTTTGTGATTGAATCAAAATATGACAATGGAGTGGGTCTCATTGAAATAGATGACACGCGAAAGCTTGTCAGACATTTTGAGATGAATGAATCAGATTCAACAAATGGAGGACGACATATTACATTGGATGTATATGAAGATGGATTGATAAAATATCATGAAAAAATGATTTGGTGCTGTCGTGAAAAATGTAATGGACGAGAATACACGATTGTTGATACATTCACAATTGAACTCACGAATGGAGAGAAAATCAATGATACCATTTTGGAGTTGATTGACAATATATATTCTCCATTCTGTGAGAAAAAGATGGTTGAGGGTTTTCACAGAATGGATGGAATGGTTCAATATCCATATATTTCTCCTATAATGCGAACCTTTAGTAGAGGACAAGGCAACGATACTTTTGGTCGCATCGCTTTGTTCAAAGTGACATTCAACGCGTTGCTCACATTGAAAAAGATGAATCCATGAGTTCGCTATGTTTTGAGCGACGAAACCCATTTGACTATATTGTTTATAGGACATGTCATATAATCTTCGGGCAATCCATCCAATGAATAGAACTTCGGTTTTCGCATTTTCATTGTTTTGAAAAAGATATATGGCTGTCCTTTTTTATTTGTTCGAATGCTCATATTATCATTGATTACTCGTAAAATAGAAGAAGGTGTAACAGTATTATTATTATTCTTTTCTAAAGATAAAGAGAGAAGTTGTCGATACATTGATCCACATACATCGGCATAAGATGTAGTTCCTTTCAATATATTATCCAAATCGTCTTCCATTGATTGTGTATATTTATAATCGAATAATGCCGAATGATTCACAAGCAAATACTCCATCACTTTGATACCCAATGGTTGAATAACTAATTTATTATGTTCTTTGTTGCGTTCTCTCTTTACAACCTTTTTCTGTATATCAGTATCAACCAATTCATAGTTTGTAGAATACTCATCTTCTGTATTTTCATAACTAATTGTTTGTTTGACTACATATTTTCTTTCTTGAATCTTTTGAATCAGAGAAGAATACGTAGATGGCCTACCAATTCCATGTCGTTCTAATAGTCGCAGCAAATCTGTCTCAGACAAATGTTGACATGTATTATTATATATGGTTTTACTAACGATCTTCTTATAAGGAACAATAGAATCCATTTTAAAATGAAGAAAATAGTTATATTCTGTATTATCGATCTTCGTATTTTTTACGATATGCCATCCTTGAAATAATATATTTTCATTTTTTCGTGTATACTTCAAATCAAATGGTGCTTCAATAAACACTGTTTGTTCTTCGTATTGTACTGGTGACATAAGACTCTCCAATGATGTTTCCCAAATGAGTCTATATATTTTTCTCTCTTTCGATCCATAGACAGGATGTAATTGTTTGAGATGAATATTAGTTGGGCGGATTGCTTCATGTGCATCATCAGAGAAATCATCAGTTGTCATAGAGCCAAGGTATTGTTCATTATTATATTCTTTACAAATGAATTCTTTTACAGAAGAGAGAAACTCGCGACTATAATGAATCGAATCAGTTCGCATATAAGTAATAAACCCTTCCTCATATAGTTGTTGACAGATCTTCATTGTGTCACTAGTAGAATAGGGACTTGCCTGTAGAATTCTGGAAGTAGTCAATGGCATAGGCGGTGCTCTTATTTTCTTTTCGATAGAAGAATATATTTTATGTTGAAAGATACATGTATGTTCTAAAAAGGTCAATACTTCTGGTTCTGTATCATATTGTTGATTCAGTTCAAATGGAACCGATTTTACAGTGAAATAACCAATAATTGTGTATTTTATAGAAGCATCTTTCTTGTCAATCGCCTTTAAATGATTATCATATACTAATTTCAGTGTTGGGGTCTGGCATCTACCTGCTGATAAGGCTGCTGTATTTGCTATATTTTTCCACAGAAGAGGACTCACTGTATATCCAACCATTAAATCGATAGATTGTCTTGCCTGTTGAGAGAAAACACGATTCATATCTATTCGTTCCGGTTGCTTTATTGCTCGTTGAATAGCCTCTTCTGTTATTTCTCTGAATATAATGCGCTTTGTATCATCGATCGACAATTCGAATAGGTCACATATATGCCATGCAATTGCCTCGCCTTCTCTATCATCATCTGTTGCTATTATGACTTCATAAGCAGTCTTGATCGCCTTTCGAATGGATTCAACTAGTGCCTTCTTTTTATCGCAGATAGTATACTTTGGTTTAAATCCATCAGCAATATTTAGATGATTAAGAGATACGACTTCTCTAAAATGCCCGAAACAAGCAATCACTTTATATCCTGGTCCAAGATATGTTTCTATTTTTTTGCATTTCGCCGGAGATTCGACTATTACCAATTTCTTTGAAAAATTCATACATCTATACATCTGTATTTATATTATATACATGTTCTATTTATATAATATAACTAGAAACACAGAACAGCGTAATTTCTTTAAGAGTTTAAAATATATATAATATATATGAATCAGTCTTTTACACAGAATTCATATGATGAGTATATTATTTACACTAAAAGTGGATGTGATTTCTGTAAAAAGTTGAAAAACTTATTGGTTAATGAAAAAAAAACATTCAAAGAAGTAAATTGTGATAAGCAATTGACTAATAATAGAGAACTGTTTCTCTCTTCTGTCAAAATAGCAACTGGTAGAGATTGGAGAACCTTCCCAATCGTATTTACGAATAATACTCAATTCATTGGAGGATATACTGAAACAGTAAATTATATTGAAAGAGAGAAAAGCTTTGGTTCATTTTGAATATTAATTTGTTTAAATTTGATAAAAAATAAACACGTATAAAATCTAAACATTTATTGAAATAATTGAACAAATATGGAAAATACAAGATTAGAAGCTAGTGAATTATGGAACACTGTAATGTTGGATATAAAAAAAACTAAATCCAAATTTAAGTTTTTTATAAAAACTATAAATAATAATTCTGTACTGATGAGTTTTTTATCAACTGAAGTGATTACTCATTTAAAGGAATTAACGAAATTGTGGAATAATAATAAAAATGCTAACATAGATTATTATTTTAAAATGAAAGAACATCATTCACATATAAATTGTAAAATAACAAATGAACTATTGAAAAATATGTGGGAAGAATATATAAATTGCTGTTTAGAATTTAGAGTAAAATTAATGAAATTAAATAATTTATGTAATAGTTTAACTGATTAAAATCAAACTACATTGAAAGAGAGAAAAGCTTTGGTTCATTTTGAATATTAATCATAATCCATAATCATAATCAGAGAAAGAATTATAGGTTTAGTTTCCATTGCTTCCAACTAATATTAATTGGTTCTATGACCGTTTCCGTCTTTTCGTATATTTTGTCAAGTTTTTCTGATTTCTTCAAAGCACTATCAATATAAATGTTCTTCAACAACTTGCCTATTTGAAAAGATCCCTCATGTTGATCGATCTCTCCATTTTCTATTTGAGATAATGTGTCGATAAACAGAAACAACATTTGAATATCAATTTCATCCTTTTTGACACGATTATATATATCAGTATAATGTGTAAATAAGAAAGAACACTTTTCAATAGAAATAATGTTCAATCCTTCTAAATCATCCTTATATTCTTCTTTTAATAAGAGCAATTTATGTATATCTTCTTTTAACAAAGGACTGTGTTTTAGAGTTCTTATTTTTTGCGTTTGATCCTCTACATTGTTCATTTTTATTAATTTTTGTAATTGTAACTGTTCGTTTTCATTCATCGTAATAATATAATTATTGAAAAATAATTATATTATTTAACTAATATATGAAAGGAGGAATTGCTTTTCCACAAGGTTATTCACCATCGATTGATTTACCAGGCGGTTCACCTAGTCAGGCGGCACTAGCAATTAATGCGAATACACAAGTTGTAAAAGGGGCTGATTCTAAAGGTGGTGCTAAAGGTGGTTTTAAAGGCGGTGCTGCGACATTTGCTGTTACAAACGTCCAAACTTCAAGTTATCCAACAAATTATCCAGCAGATGCAACGAGTAGCAAACTTATGCAAATTCAAACACAACAACTCGTCAATTCGCAAGAAGATTCTGCTGCTATTATTTCTAAAGGTGGCCGAACAAAGAGACGTTATCGTCGTCGAAAGCAGAAACAAAGAACCACAAAAAGAAGATATAGGAAACGCAGTCGTAAATATCGTAGGTAAATAAGGTTGTTCGATAAAGAATATATATTATTATTATATCATATGCTTGGAGATATGCTATTAATAATATTTGTGACATTTTGGACTATTTTATTAATGTATGTTCCTTATATACTAGGACTAAAACAGAATATCATCGATGATTGGGCAAGTTATAGATGTAATCCAATTGTATTACCGATTGCCGGATGGATAAATAAAGAAAATGATCAAAGTGCATCTGAAGCGACCTCACAAAATTTTCAATATTGCACACAAAATATTATGGGTAGTTTTATGGGATATTTATTGGAACCATTGAACTTCATTACTAGCGGTTTGGCTAATATGGGTGGCGAGGTAATAGATAGTTTAAATTATGTGAGGGCCGTCATTAGCAATGTGAGAGATTTTTTTATGAATATCGTCCAAAGTCTAATGAGCATATTTACCAATATTATAATCGAGTTTGTTAAAATATTCATTGGAATTAGAGATTTAGCAGGAAAGATGGTTGGAGTAGTATTAACAATAGTGTATGTATTAGAAGGTCTCAGTTTATCTGGAGAGTCATTGATGAATGGTTGGGTTGGAGATATTTTTAATGTAGTCTGTTTTCATCCAGATACAATAATTCAAAAAATAGATGGAACAAAATGTAAAATGAGTGAATTATCTTTAGGAGATAAAATAGACGGAAATAGTGAAGTTCAAATTATTATGAAAATAAAAAATACACCAAGAGTGAAATTCTATAAATTTGTAAATGGAGAAGAAAATATATATGTTACAGGATCACACTTGATTTATTTGAATGAAAAAGATGGATATATACCAGTAGCCGAACACTCGGATGCGGAATCGACAGAAGATATAAGCGATGAGTTGTGCTGCCTAGTTACAGATAATCATAATATAAAAATAGGTAAATATGTCTTCCATGATTGGGAAGATGATAAGGCAAGAGAGAAATATGAGTATAATAAAATGATTATTTAATATATTATAAGATATGTCGGATGATGAACAAAATAAAATAAACAAACAAGGTGCGATAGATAGGGTAATGTTATTATATAGTAAACAAGGTTACTTTAATCTATATGGTCCAACTATTATTTACTTTATTTTTATGATTTTTGTATTGTTCTTAGTCATATCTTTTACGAAAGCGATGATGAATATCAAATATTTAAGTGATAATTGGGAAACAGAGAGATGTAGTCCTTCTGTCATGCCATTTGCCGGATTAATCAATTTACCCAAAGGAAAAACTTTTCTTGGTTATACAAGCGAAAACTATCAATATTGTGTTCAAAATATTCTGACAAGTATATCTGGTGCTGAATTGGAACCGCTCAAATTCGTAACAAATGCAATTACCGAAATATTTTCATTAGTATTAGATGCTTTAAATTCAATTAGAGGTATTATTGCTGAAATAAGAAAAAGTATTAGTAATATAACTGGACAGATTTTCTCAAAAGTAATCAATGTTCTTATTCCATTTCAAGAAATACTTATAAAGATGAATGATATATTCGGTAAATCACAGGCCATGTTGACAGCAGGATTATATACTATTTTTGGAATATATTATTCAGTGAAATCATTCTTCGATGCATTTGTCAATTTGTTGCTTACAATGCTTATTGCGTTGGTCATTGTTATTTTTATATTATTAATATTTTTTCAACCCAGTGCATTAGTGTTTATTTTAATATTTACAGGAATAACTATTCCATTAGGACTTATTATTAATTTTATATCAGACGTTTTTGGAACGCCAACATTTCCAGGGATGCCACAATTAAAATGTTTTGATAAAAATACGAAACTGAAATTACAAAATGGAAAAGACGTGAGCATTTCAAATATTCGGGTTGGTGACATATTAAATGATGGTTCTATTATACAATGCCATGTAATATTAGAGAGGGGAAATGAAGATATGTATAATTTAAATGGTGTGATCATTAGCGGAACACATCGTTTATTATATAAAAATAAATGGATATGTGTTGCAGATTATCCAAATATAGAGAAGATATGTGATTATAATGAACCGTTATTATATTGTGTGAATACGAGTAACAAAATAATCAAATTGAATGGTATAGTTTTCTCTGATTGGGATGATATTTTAGTAGAAGATAAATATTTACGATTATTAAGAAATGTCAGCACTGAAGAATCGATAATAAGATTAGATCAAATACATAGTATTTATAATAAAGGATTTCCGTTTGATACACTGATAGAAATGAAAGACGGAACAATGAAATTCGTCACGGAAATAAATATCGGTAATGAATTAAAATCATATGATATTCATCGTCCCATTAACGTATATGGAAAAGTATTAATACAATCACATGACTTGGTATATGGAAATTTGTTAGATAATACAATAAAATATACAGAAGATTTAGGAGGGTTTTATCATTTGCTGACCGATCAAGGATATTTTTATGTAAACGGAAATAAGTATTTTGATTATAATGCTTGCGTTGATTTATACGTAAATTAACTGGTAGATTAACATATTATATAATAATTATTATCTATAAAATATGTATAATGAAGTTAAATATTAATGTCGAGACCATTGTTTTAATATGTATACTATTAATTATTTTATACGGACATCTTTTGTTTTCTTGCGCTAAAACACACAATCCTTATCTATTAATAGAAGGATTTAAAGAAACTATGAAAAAAACAGCAGATGCGATAAAAGTGACACCATCCAATGAAAAACGCAATGGTATAACGAAAGAAGCATTTTCGAATCATAAACAGTCATATTCAGAAGGCAATAATAGCAGCATGCTTATGTTTGCGAATACGCCATTTAAACCTGAATGTTGTCCTACAACATATACGAATAGTATGGGTTGTGCATGTATTAGCAATAAACAATACCAAAATTTAATACATCGCGGAGGGAATAATGTTCCATATAGTGAATATTAAAATGTGAGTAAACACTTTGAACAATATCGTATTTGTTTTGTATCATCCAATGAAGTATCAATATGATCTATTTCTATATCATGCTTACATCGTTTTCGTAATTTATTTTCAATAGAAGAATTCAAATTATTTATTTTTCTTAAAATAGTGTAGTTATTACAATAATCTGTATTTGCATCGAAAAAAAGATTATTACGAATATATGTTCTATGCTTATTGAGAAATTGGTACATGATTAACAAATTTTCGATTGATTTTGCGTTTGATTCTTCGTCTTCTTCGTCGTTTTCTTTATCATATTTGTTTTTATTCATGTTGATTTAAATAATTACATAATAATTATTTAAACTACAAATAATACTACAATACTACAATTTCATGAAATTAAAACTTAAATGTGAATAATTTCATCAATGATTTTCTTTATAACACCTTTATGATACCATTCCACCAAAACAAACAATTAAATATCGATTTATATTTGACTTAGACATACAAGTTTCGATATGTCATATTACCTTCTTCTCTCTTTATCAACTTGTCAACAATCTCTTTTGTAACTTGAAATGGAAATGTAACCTTCAATGCCAAATCTGTTTCAAACAAGTTCTCTCCAGGTTTCATCAATCGATAAAGATTCAACTTTGTATATATAATTTCCATACAGCGTTTCAAATTACGGACTCCATCTTCATTACAGCAGTGATTCTCTATAATATGATGTAATGCATCATCTTGAATAATAACCTGACCTTCTTCGAATACAACTTGTTTTCGAATATTCGGCAGCAAATACTGATTACTGATGATTGTTTTCTGTTTTAAATCATAACCCTTCGTTTTAATACGATACATTCGATCCTTCAATATAGGATTTACCTTTGACTCGTCATTGTAACTGAAGATAAAAATACATTTACTCAAATCAAAATCGATCTCTGAGAAATACTTGTCATGAAATTGACTATTCTGTGTTGTATCTGTCAAATGTGTCAATATACTCGCAATTTCTTCCCCTTTTGGTGTATCACTGATCTTATCCAATTCGTCGAAATAGATGACTGGATTCATACTTTTGCTTTCAATTAATATTTGCACAATCTTACCCCAGACACTTCCCTCATATGTATAAGAATGTCCTTCTAAGAAACTACTATCTGTCGCACCACCCAATGCAATAAAAGCAAAAGGGCGATTTAATATTTTACTAATTCCTTCTTTCACCAAAGAGGTCTTTCCACTACCTGGTGGTCCATGTATCGCAATTGCTGTCCCAATAGAGGAAGGATTTGTTATTAATTGTCCTAGGATTTGCATAATTTGCATCTTTGTATCATTTAACCCATATACTGCAGCATCCAACGTTTTCTGTGCGTTCTCCATGAATTCATGACACTTCTCTACACCATCTGAGAAATGAATGGGTAGCGTATCTACTTTCCCGAAAGGAATTCGCATGAAAGTATCGACCCAATTTTTTATCTTGTAATACTCTCCATTAGAAGGATCCATATTACGCAGGATTGCCATCTTCTTCATAGCAGCAACCTTATATACAGCAGGTATATCCGATTCGATTAAAGATAATCTATATGGTTTATCAAATTTCTCATATTGATTGATTTCTCTAATTTTTTTAATAATGGACTTCTGTTGAACGACATCCAACTTGGCAAAATACTGAAAGTCGTTCAACATATTCTTATTCTTAATAATTTTTCGAAAAATACGTTCATTTCTCTCTTTTTGTTTTTCACCTTTTCTCTCTATCTTTTCATTTTGTTTAATCAATTCTTTCTTACATTGACTGATACATTTACTGATAAGTTTATTATTATATTTTTTCTTTATATTATCCAATTGACTGATCACATCTTCATTCTTTACTTTGTCATCCGATATACCTGCATTTTCCATATTTTTAATTTTATTAATAATTTCTTTTACGACATCGACATTTTCCTTTTTATCTCCTTCTCTAGAGGATGTATTTTTCTTAGTTTTATCTTCTTGTTTTGTCGCTCCGCGACGACCTTTTTGTACAACTTCTTCTTCTTCTTCTTCCGATTCTGAGTCAGTATCATCCTCATCTTCTGATGTGCTAACCTCTTCATCCTCATCTTCTGTCTTATAATCTTCATCTTCACTGTCAAACTCTTCATACTCGTCTTCATCTTCTTCATCCGACTCATTATCCTTTATCGTAAATATTATATTGAACTTGTTTGGTTTATCGTCCGCCATATTATTATCATAACTTTTATTTTTTTTAAATTTATTAACGCTGCTATTAGATGCGAATTTTTGTTCATCTTTTATTTTTTCTGTCATATATTTGGAAGGAAATAGTTTACCCAAGAATTTTTTATACTCTATCGAATTCAACTCTTCATCATCTGAAGATGAATCGTTTGGAGGATCATTTGGTTCATTTGGTTCATTTCTTTTCTTTGAACGTGTAATAATGTCTGATTTCATTTGATTTTTTTTGGTAATTTCTTTGTTTGTATCTCTTCGAGGCATTATGTACAATACATAAATTATTTTAAATAGTATTTAATAGTATTTAATAGATATTAAGAGATTACTATATGAATAAACAACTGACGACAAATTTTATCTCGTTCAGAGATAAATATTCTCATAATGAGAGAAAAATAGAATCAGGGAATATATTACATAAATATCCCGGCAAGATTCCAGTCATATGTGAAAAATTGAAGAACACCAAAAATATGCCGAATATTTCTAAAACAAAGTTTCTGGTATCGAGAGATCTAACAATTGGTCAATTTATCTATATTATTCGTAAGTTTATTAGTGTTCATCAAAATACTGCTCTTTTTCTATTTATTGGTGATATTATACCACCTACTTCGGCATATATTTCAGATATTTATAATATATATAAAGATACGGATGGATTTCTGTATATCACCTTTTCTACAGAAAATACGTTTGGTTAATAAGGTTAGACCAATTGAATAATTATTAAATATAACTATTCAATCTTCAATGACATGACATGACATGACATGTTGGGAAACCCAACATTTACATATTTAAGCGCGTGAAGCGGAAGCACTTGCTGCAGCCGATCTAGATGCAGCGGCTTGTGCTTGTGCGGCGGCTGATGCTGCGGCACTTGCTGCTCTGGATGCTTTTGCTGAAGCAGATCTTGAAGCAGATGCAGATCTTGCTCTTGCAGCAGATCTAGATGCACTTGCTGCTCTGGATGCTTTTGCTGAAGCAGATCTGGCAGCACTAGCTGCTCTAGATGCAGCTCTTGCAGCAGATCTAGATGCAGATCTAGACGCAGAGGATGATCTACTTTTCATTGATGAACGTTTAGAATGACGACGATGACGAGTTCTTCTTCCCATTATAAAATAGTATGAGATTATAATTTTTTTGTAAATATGGTCCAATATTTAAAAAAAGGTCGAATCAAAGAGATGCCTAAATATGTAAAGGACCCCTGTTTACTCCTCTTTTGCCAAATTTTTAAAGTTTGTTTTTCAAAAGTGAAATCTACCATATTGTATCAGTATTACGCCACCACATTTTATCATTCTTTGTTATTTTGTATATTTCCCTAAATATAATTGAACGAGACAATGGAATATTTGTTCTATATTTGTCTAAAGGATGAGGATTTGTTTTTAAATTGGCTTGTAATGCTCTTTTAAAAATTTTTTGTCGCATTTGATGAGCATAATAGACAAAAAACTTTTGAAAAGATAAATATTGAATTGGTAAAATAATATCTTTATATGTATGTAAATTTGCTAAATATTCAACGCAAATCTCTAATCCAGATATATCTGACATATCTTCACCCAACCCAATTTCTACATCATATACGATTCCATCTCTTTTTGCGAACTCTTTATATTGTTCTATTACATCATTTTCCTTTTTCTTAAATTTGATCTTATCTTCTTTCGTCCACCAATCATTTAATTTTCCAGTATGATCATATTTACTACCCCAATCATCTAAACAATGACTCATTTCGTGCGCTAGTGTAAATCCAGCATGAGCAAGAATACTTTCACGACTCATTGCTATATCGATAAAAGGTTTTTGAATATATGCTAAAGGAACATATATTGAATTTGTAGATGGCGTATAAGAAGCATTAACAACATATGCTTGTGTTCCTGTAAATTTAGGTGGGTATCGACCCCAATCCATAGTAGGAATATCTACATTATTCGTTACATGTCCATCTAATGATAATGATTGTTTAAATCTCCATTCAAATATTAATAGCATATTTTCTAGAAAGTTTGAAGTATAATGTAATATTGGATCTTTACGTAATACTGGCTGAGACCCTACAATCAATTTAAGTTTATTTAATTTTAGTATAGCACTACTTTTCGTTTTTGGTGTTAGCCAATTATTATTTTTGATAATTCGCATAAATACATGTTTTAATTCATCCATCAATACATTTAAATACCTTATATTGGTTTCATTTTTATAAATTTTAATATATTGATTGGATAAAAATGTGTTAAATGCACATCCAAGTCCAAATATGCCATCTATTCCTTGACTTGCAAAATTTTTCTGTTCGCCTCGTTCAAACTTTCCGCGAAATTCATAGATAATATCTCTCGTTTGTTTACAAAATAAAGCAGTCTGTCTAACATAATTATAAATAAAATATGTTCTAAATGCCTTTGTATTCCACTCCTTTAATAATAATTCAGTTCCGTATTTTAAATAATTTACACTTCGGGTTATGAAGAAATCTGGCACTTTTGTAAAACCCATTTCTATACAAAATTCTTCCCAATTAAAATTATATTTAGTTAGTGCTTCCTTTTTTGTTATCTTATTATAATTATTTGGATCCTCCTTTTCTGTGAGACCACCGAATGCATTTAACAATTTCACTTGTGTATCATAAATATCATTAGGATCGAAATCATTATCTTTACCAAATAACGTTTCAAATAAATCTGTTATATATTTGAAATAACGTTTCTTATAATCAGCCTTATATTTGGTATCAATTCCATCATCGAAATATACATTTATATCTACAAATATAAGTCCTGGTCCATTTAATGCAGCTCGAAATGTTGATGGATCAGATTCATCCGGTAACATTTCGTATATAAACGGTAGTCCAACGGAATTAAGTTCACCTGCTGTTTTATTCAATAATCCCATTAATTTCCAAAGATTGTCCTTATTTATCATCAAATCATCTATTTTTGAAATCATTTTATTTGCATTTGATTTTATTTCTGTTACAGTTGAAAATGTTTTAGTTGATTTGTAGAATGTGTCTAAACACTTGCCAAAAGTAGTATGTTTCGACGTTTTCAAATAGTCTTCTACAATTTCAAATAAGTGTGAGAATACTAGTCTTTGAACTAACCGAAAATCATCAAACTCTACTATATATTTGTTACCTTCTTCAACCTTGAAATTTTTTAACCAATCGCGATTTACCCAATTATAAAAATCATTCTTTGGATTTATCTTTTTATTGTTATAAAATGCATTAATCATTCTACTTTTCTTTTTGTGTCTTACCGTTTTGTTTTTACTCATCCAGTTCTTTTCGTTTTTACTAAACTCTTTTTCAAAAGTAAATATTGGAAAATCGTCGAATTTAATTCTTTTTCTTGTGTGTTTCATATTATTTTGTAATATTTTTATTATACTATATATATATTGGCTATTGGCTATTGATTAATATTAATTATGCTTAATATTAATATTAATCAATAAACAGATTTACATAAAAATAATATAAAATACTTTATTATTTATATTTATCAATGAATGCTATAGTAGCTATAGACAATAACAGTGGTTTATCGAAAAATGGAACAATACCATGGAATATAAAATCAGATATGAAATTCTTTCAAAAGAAAACAGAAAATAATATTGTTATTATGGGTCGGTCGACATTTTTCTCTCTACCAGAAAAAAATAGACCCCTTAAAGAGAGAATAAATATTGTTTTAACACATAATCCAGAAAAATATGATCATCTTGTTCAGTCTAATCTTCTATTTACGAATGAGAATAATATATCTTCTGTTATAGATGACGTAAAGAGATTGAATCCTACTTTTTCCGTATATATAATTGGTGGAAATCAAATATATGAGAAGTATTTACATCTATGTGATAACATTTTTATAACACATATCAGTGAAAACTATTATTGCGACCTATTTTTCAACGACGAGAAACTGATCGAAGGATTTGAAAAAACTATTATAGAAGAAAATAATAAGTATACGATTATTCATTATAAACGTTTGAAACAACCTATATAGATTTTATTTGAGCTATTATAACCGCACTTTATCTCTAAATAAAAATAAATTGATATTAAACAATCTAAATATATCTTCTGATATTAAAAGAGAAGAATGTCAATGAACAAAATGAACCCAAGCAAAATTATTGGAATCCAATTCAGTATTCTATCTCCCGAGGAGATTCGAAATAGTTCTGTCGCAGAAATTACTTCGAGAGACACATATATCAATAATAAACCCGTCATCGGTGGTCTATTTGATCCTCGTATGGGTGTATTAGAACCAGGACTCATTTGTCCAACTGACGGATTGGATTATATGAAGACGCCTGGTTATTTCGGTCACATTGAGCTGGCTAGACCCGTATTCTATATTCAATATTTTAATACTATTTTGAAAATTTTACGATGTGTTTGCTTTAAATGTAGCAAATTACTCATCAATAAAGATACATATAAACAGGCACTGAAATTGGTCGGAGAACAACGATGGAAATATGTATTTAATATTGCCAGCAAGAAGCATTATTGTGGTGAAGACAACGACGATGGTTGTGGTTGTCTTCAACCACTCAAAGTGCGCAAAGAAGGACTCGCTACTATCATTGCTGAATGGAAAGACGATATTATTATCAAATTGACTGCAGAAATGATTTTGAAGATATTCCGGCGCATATCTGACGAAGATGTTAATTTCATGGGTTTCAGTCCCATTTGGAGTCGACCTGATTGGATGATCTGTCAAGTTATGGCAGTTCCTCCTCCTCCAGTTCGCCCATCTGTCAAACATGATTCTTCTCAACGAAGCGAAGATGATCTCAGTCACATCTTGGTCAATATTATCAAGACGAACAATACTCTTCAGGAAAAAATACAGATGAATGCAAATGAAAATATCATCGAAGATTGGACAACATTGTTACAATATTATATTGCAACTCAAGTGGACAACAAACTACCAGGAGTTTCTTCTGTTGCACAACGATCTGGTCGTCCTCTTAAATCCATCAAAGATCGTTTGAGTGGAAAAGGTGGACGTATGAGAGGCAATCTCATGGCAAAACGTGTTGATTTTAGTGCCCGTTCTGTTATCACTGCTGACCCCAACATTTCCATCAGAGAACTTGGTATTCCTATGAAGATCGCCAAGAATATCACTAAACCAGTTCTCGTGAATGAGAGAAATCGAGCATTCTTGACAAAACTTGTGCGTAATGGACCCGATGTCCATCCTGGCGCCAAAATACTTGAAAAGAAGAATGGTAATACTATTACTTTGCGATACATTGATCGCAATTCGGTTATTCTTGAAGATGGTGATATTATTCATCGACACATGATGAACGGCGATATTATCCTCTTCAATCGACAACCAACACTTCATAGAATGTCAATGATGGGACATGTTGCGAAAATTATGAAACAAGGTGACACATTTCGAATGAATGTAGCCGATACCAAGCCTTACAATGCAGATTTTGATGGAGATGAGATGAATTTACATATGCCTCAGGATGTAGAGGCAGAATCAGAATTGAGGAATTTGGCGGCCGTTCCTTATCAAATAATTAGTCCAGCAAATAATGCACCAATCATCGGCATATTTCAGGATTCCATGTTGGGATGTAATAGATTTACACGACCTAATATTCGATTTGATGCAAGAGAAGCAATGAACCTGCTAATGGCATTTCAACGAGTCAATGAACACAAGTTGGAAGATCTATTACAGCAGAATAATGGTAAGATTTCCAATTTCCATATATTGTCACAAATTATGCCACCTTTGTCATTGAAATATCCCACCAAGTTGTTCAAAAAAGATGAAGACAAAGAAACATCCAATAATGTTCTCGAAATAAAAAATGGAGAATACCTTCGTGGACAGATGGAGAAGGGTGTTCTTGGTGGTGGATCGAAGAGTATCATTCAACGCACATGTAATGACTTTGGAAATATGGCAGCATCCAACTTTATTGATGATTTACAGAACATTATCACTGAATATATGAAATCGAGTGCTTACAGTGTTGGAATTGATGATTTGATTGCAAATGATGATACAAAGCATAAAATTATCAAAGAAATCACTTCAAAGAAGGAAGATGTGAAGAATCTCATTGATCAAACTCATATCGGCATTTTCGAAAATAAAACGGGGAAAACGAACCAAGACGAGTTCGAAACACAAGTCAATAATATTTTGAACAAGGCAACACACGAAGCAGGATCTATTGGACTTAAGAGTCTCAGCAAAGAAAATCGATTTGTTATCATGGTAAATGCTGGATCAAAAGGAAGTGACCTGAACATTTCTCAGATGATTTCTTGTTTGGGACAGCAAAATGTGGATGGAAAGCGTATCCCCTATGGATTTGATCACAGAACATTGCCTCATTTCACCAAATACGATGATAGTCCAATTGCTCGTGGGTTTGTTGAGAGTTCGTATATTAATGGACTCTCACCACAAGAACTCTTCTTCCATGCAATGGGTGGTCGTGTAGGTCTTATTGATACTGCTGTGAAAACATCTACAACTGGATATATTCAAAGAAGATTGATCAAGGGTTTGGAAGACTTGATGGTGTCATATGATATGACAGTGAGAACGAACAAGAATAAAATTGTCCAATTCGTTTATGGCGATGATGGTATTGATACGGTAAAAGTGGAGAATCAATCGATGCCTCTTGTGAAAATGAGTATCCAAGACATTTATTCTCATTATAATTTCCCTAATGATGCAGGGTTGTCAAAATCACTGAAAAGTATTATGACTGGAGAATGCTTTAAACAATACAAGAAAGAGATCACCGAAATGAATAAATTGTGTAAGTTCTACACAGATCTCATGATCAAGAAACGCAATCAAATTGTTGAAAGTATATTTCGATATAAAGACGATAGTAACGTATATTGTCCAGTTGCATTCAGTTATCTCATTGGCAATATTCAAAATCAAATGATGATTAATGCCAACTCGATCATTGATATTACTTTCTTGGAAGCGTTCCAAATGATGACAGAATGTTTATCGCATCTGGAGAAGATCTACTATTCTCCTCCAACCGAATTATTTAAGACATTATTCTACTTCTATCTTGCACCAAAAGAACTCCTATTTGTCAAACGATTTAATCGAGCAGCATTGACACTTCTATTGGAGAAAATCTCACTTGATTATAAGCGTGCCATTGTTGCGCCAGGTGAAATGGTTGGTATGATCGCAGCACAAAGTATTGGTGAACCAACAACACAACTGACTCTCAATACATTTCATTTTGCTGGAGTATCGAGTAAGTCAAACGTTACTCGTGGAGTTCCTCGTATTGAAGAAATTCTGTCATTATCGAATGAACCAAAGAATCCATCATTAACGATTTATATGAAACCAGAAGATGAAGATGACAGAACAAAAGCACAATCAATTATGTATTCTTTGGAATATACAAAACTTGTTGATATTGTCGATACGATAGAGATCTGCTTTGAACCATCAGATGAAACAACAAGCAGTTCATGTTTCAATGATACGGAATTATTACAGCAATATAATCGGTTTGAACAACTCGTAAGTGAATGTAATGTAGATGGTAATTCATCAGGAGCTGACAAATCGAAATGGATGTTACGAATGGAAATGAATGCGGAAGTCATGTTGGAGAAAAATATTACAATGGATGATATTCATTTCACTTTGAAAAATAGTTACGGAAATGAAATATCATGTATCTTCTCAGACTATAACTCAGAGAGTTTGGTATTTCGTATTCGAATGAATAATCTTCTTCAATCACAGAAGAAAAATGCGGCAGATCCTCTTGATCAATTTGATCATATCTATGTGCTGAAGAACTTTCAAGAACAGTTATTGAACAGCACTATTATTCGAGGTATAAAGAAGATCAATAAGGTTATTCTGCGAAAGATCCTGAATAATGTATCAGAGCAATCTGGTGTGTTCAAGAAGAAAGATATTTGGGTGCTTGATACAGTCGGTTCTAATTTGTTAGAGATTCTTGCATTGGATTATATTGATATGTCAAGAACATTCAGCAATGATATTATGGAGGTATATAATGTCCTCGGCATTGAAGCAGCAAGACAAACTATTTACACTGAATTATCAGAAGTTCTAGAGTTTGATGGAGGGTATATTAATTATCATCACATGGCAATGTTATGTGACAGAATGACATATTCGAGTAAACTAATATCTATCTTCCGTCATGGAATTAATAATGATAATATCGGTCCTATTGCAAAAGCATCCTTTGAGGAAACACCAGAGATGTTCTTGAAAGCGGCAAAACATGGAGAATTGGATATAATGCGAGGTATTTCAGCGAATGTAATGGTTGGTCAAGAAGGTATGTTTGGAACAAATGCGTTTCAAATTATATTGGATATTGAAGAGATGAAGACATTAACTATTAGTGAACAAAATCGGTATCACAAAGAAGATGTCCAAGATGTCATCAATAAACACTTCGGTCATATCGAAGAAGCTGGATCACAATGTTCTGCCTCTAAATTGAAGATTAATAATAATATTCATATTGATGTGAATACAGATATGGATCTTGCTGAGGAAGCGGAGGACGATGACTATTCGCCAGATGGATTATAAGAAGCGATAATAATAGAATAATATAGATAGATAAATGAATCATAATAATTTGCGGGATTATTATGATTATCAATACATTTTTTATTGAAGAAAATATTATATTATGATATTATGATATTATGATGATGAAGGTAACAAAATAGGCCTTTGTTTCTTCGTTTTAGCCTTCTGTTTCTTGCCTATTTTTTGTTTTAATTCAAGTATGGTTAAACCCCTATAGGGATTATATTGTGGCGGTAATTCTGAGTTAGGTTGTTTACGAAGCTGATTCCATTTAACCGGTTTATATGTTAGAATAATCTCTTCAATAATGCGTTTTTCCTGGTCAATGGTTTCATCTTGATCAACTTCAGGTGGCGTTAAAGGTAAAAACCTTTTCGTCTTTTTTTTGCCAGTCGTTTTCTTCTTGACAACCTCAATTGGAACAATAGGATGACCTTCTCGTTCTGCCTGTAAACTTAGTATTTCATTTAATTTAGATATTTTACCTCTTTCTTGATACTTTGTTTTCTTTCTCACCTGATATTCACCTAAAAATGTATTAATATCAGTATATTCTGTCAAAGCCAATTCGATATCTTTTTTCTTATTACATTGTAATTCATCCAATGAGAGAAGTATACGATTATCTTCGATTTTATTAATTAATTGATATGTTGCAATATGTTCATTTCTACTCGGTGATGTAATTATAAATACAAAAGTATTACTTTTTACAGCAGTAACCGCAGTAGCAGCAGTTTGAGAATTAGATATACTGGGTTCTGCAATTGTGTCATTCAATATTAAGAATCGTCTTTCGTATAAAGAGAGAAATATCGGTTTATTTGATATCAAAATAGCAGGTATCTTGTAATAAATCATTAATATCATCAAATCAAAATTAGTAATAAAATATTCTTCAGAGTAAATGACATCCATTATATTTATGCTTTTCATGTTTAATTGATCTGTCAAATACTTTTTTCCTTCAGTCTCTAATATATTGATTATTTGTTGTTTATATCGCAGAAATAGATTAGAATATAGTTTATATAAATCAGATTTAATATTTTCAATTGTCAACTCTTTTTCTCTGATACGATTCACTATATCAATAATAATTTTATAACCACAAGCACTAGTGTTATAATATTTCAATGCAGCAAAATCAGTGGATATAAAACATGCCTTCCAATATATCATTTTCACTTTTTCGATTTCTGTAACACATTCACTATTATCTTCCTTTTCGAAATCAGACAAATTTGCCCTTTTCTCTATTAAATTTGCATTATCATATGTATTATAATGAACATAAGGATTAATTTTATCTTCTATCAAATTTTCAAAGTAGTCTTTCACTTCTGTTTCCATAATTAAAATTTCATCATTATTCAAGTTATAATTCAGAGAACCGAAAGATAAATAAGTATTAGGTTTGAAAATATACGAATTGATTCTTTTGTATCGTATTAACTGATCTGTCAATTTACCAAAATATATAGTTTCATTATCATATTTCAATTCTTCTGACAAAATCCCCTTATTTGGCAAATTTAATTGACAATCCGTTGTGAAAGAACATAATGGTTGTCTGATATCACATTCTGTTTTGTCAAGAAATAAACAGGTTGAGAAGTCTTTTACTACACCGATATAATCCTTTACTTCAATATCCACAAAAATGATTTTATTACTAATGCGAACCAAATGTTTTAATATATCTAATACCATTTTATATTTCTGGTTGTAAGTCAAGAACATATTTTGTATAATATCCTCCAACTGTTCTCTCAATTTGACATAATCATATTTATTCAATAATAATCGAATTGTATTTCTGAACGCATTATAGAATAGTGTTTCTAAACGAATTAATAATATTTCTTCTGTCCGTTCCTTATCTTCTTCGCCATCATTTAATATACGATCTTCATTATTATAGTAATCCAGTAAATTATCCTCTCTTAATGGAATCAAATCGTCATCATTTTTTATATCTTCAATGAACTTCGTTGGTTCGCTAATCTTTACAAATTGATTCGTTTCTGTCAAAATACCGATGATTTTTTCATCTTCTAATACTTTGAACCTTGGTTTACAATTGATTTTTGTATTTTTATTCAAATTGATTAAAAAATTGCGGGTTTTTTTATATTTTTGATATATGCTTGGTTCACCGATAAATACATAATCATATTCATTTCGTATCGATGATGGAAAACATGGTACTAATCCTTGAACGTCTTTACCATTTTCTTCTTTATGAACAAATAATAATATGACTTTACTTGCATAGTTTACGACTTGATAAATAATATCATAATTGTGTCGTTTTAATACCTTGATCATTTCATCTAACTTCATTGGATCTTCATATTTGTATACACGAGACTTATGTATTGGGTTACATTGATGTTTCATGATTGGACCGATGACTTTACTTAATATTCTTTTTATATTAGGCGACAAAGTAGGGTTACGAATATGAAATAATGATAAGATACCAATCCTCTTAGCATCTTCATTTTTAATCATAAATATTGGCTCAAAGTATTGATGACCATGATCTGTTGCTGCGTATAAAAAAAGAGATGGCTTTAAAGAACTATATACATTCGAAGAGTAATGATTTGTAGGACAAATGATTTCCACATTACATGTTTCATCATTACATGTAGAATAGAGAATGACCAGGTTAATACCCTTCTTCTGTATAAATAAACCGTCTTGACTACATATCATATCCCATAAATATGTATAATCTATTATTACCGTATCATCGTTTAAATACCGAATGAAATTTTCATATGATTGAACAACGTTTCGAAAATATTGGTGTTTCGGGTCTGTCGTTTCAACGTCACCGTCTTTAAATAGTTTTTTATATAGAATACTTTCTGTGTATGGGGCTATATCTGTTTTCTCTGATTTCTCTGATTTGTCTGATTTAAATATCTGTATTAAATCTCCATTTTGAGAAGTAATGAAACGATCTAATGTTACGAAAGGAATCAATATATCATTTTTAAATTCTTTTATAGTTTTAGATGCAGCAACTGATTTTTGCTCTGGTTCTGCATATATAAATTGATATAATACTGATATACAAGAGAGAAACGATTGTAATGGATTGGCTTCGACGCCGATACGCAATAGACATTCTTTGTTTTTGATAATTTTATTGATATTGTCTGTATATTCTATATTACACCCAGTCTCATTTTGGTGATGTAAAAACATTGTTATATCGATCGGCAAATGTCCATACATTCCTTTTGAAAGAGGAAAATTCGTCGGTTTTTTAATATCTTCGTGCTTTTTCTCTTTTTCTGCGGGAATAGCTTTCATAGTCTTTTTCTGTCCTTCTACAGGAGGAGTAACTTCTACCGGGGGCGCAACTTCTACAGAAGATTCTTTTTGACCAGAAATATCCTTTTCGCCTTCTTTAAATGCGGCTTTAGCTTTCATTTCTTCCAATATTGGATCAGGCAAATTTGACATACATTTTGATTTTAACTCTTTTTGTTTTTTTTCTATTTTACTAAAACAGCACGGCATACACAGACCATCTTTATTATTTATAAAACCGGGATAGTGTTGTTTATAATCCGCATCATCTGTTCCATGAACATCTTTATAATAGAAATGATATACATATTCTCCGGGTTTTACAGTCTTTGCGTTTGGTGGTATTATATTTGGCCATCCACATATCTTTGCATTTTTATCGGTAACAGGTGACCATGTCTTTAAACACCAATATCTCGGACATATATAATAATTCATTGATTTTGGATTTGTACCAAAGCGAATTATTGTTTGATCACGTAAACCTTTTTCTAAAAAGTCTGGTATATCTTTTATAATTCGTCTCATCTCTGAATCCGTAACTAATACAGGTTGTCTTCTCTGAACAGATTGACATGATCTTGAATATGTTTTATATAAATTACTTACATTTTTTTCAAAGAAAACTAGTTCTTTCTTTTCTATTCTGGATTGAAATGGATTTGGGTATGTCAAACTTCGACCATCCCAATTCTCTAACCATTCATCGTCCGCAGGAGAACCAACGTCTGTGGATTCTTTTACAGCAGGATATTTTTGTTCTTCTTCTGGTTCTTCTTCTGGTTCTTCTTCTGCGGGGGAACCCATTTGACCAACTTTTTCAAAGTTGGATTCTTCTTCTGATTTTGATTTTGATTTTGTCGCAGGTAAAACATAACTGGGTTCTAATTCTGGCATTTCATTATAATCAACTTCAGGATTTGATAATTCTGTGGAAATACTTTTTTTACCAATATTTGAATATGAACTCGCTTTACTTTTAGGAAAATAACCATCATCTTCAGGTTCTTTTTGAAACTGAGATTGTATCTTTTTAAATTCGGTCTCGAAATTGGATTTTTTTTTTGGCTCACTTGATATACTTGAAACAAAACTAGCTTCTTCTTCCGGAACACTTGATATACTTGAAATACTTGGACTACTTTGAACAATTGGTTCACTTGAAATACTTGAAATACTTGGACTACTTTGAACAATTGGTTCACTTGAAATACTTGAAATACTTGAACTACTCTGAACAATTGGTTCACTTGAACTACTCTGAACAATTGGAATACTTTGAGCAGTGCTTTTATCTTGATCACTAGCACTAGCTTCTTCTTCTTCTGGTTCACTTGAACTACTTTGAACAATTGGTTCACTTGGAATACTTGGGCTACTTTGAACAATTGGAATACTTTGAACAATTGGAATACTTTGAACAGTGCTTTTATCTTGATCACTAGCACTAGCTTCTTCTTCTGGTTCACTTGAACTACTCTGAACAATTGGTTCACTTGGAATACTTGGGCTACTTTGAACAATTGGAATACTTGAACTACTTTGAGCAGTGCTTTTATCTTGATCACTAGCACTAACTTCTTCTTCTTCTTCTTCTGGTTCACTTGGAAAAATTGGAATACCCAAAATAGTTCTCTGATCTTGAATAATTGGTTTAATAGGAACAATTGGTTTACTTGAAGCAGTGCTTTGATCTTGAACACTTGGTTCTTCTTCTTCTTCTTCCGGCGATGATACAGCAGTAGCAATTGGGGAAGAGTTCTCTGATGATGATGATGCAACAATTGGTCCAGAATTGGATGATGAAGAATTAACTTGACCACCGCTACTATTACTTGTAAAATCATCAGAACTATATCCAATCATTCCCATATCATTTAGATCTTCTTCTTCATCTAATTCTGGTTCTTCTACTTCTTCAATTACAACAGCAGGTTTTCCATTAATATCTGCAATTTGACGTGTTTTATGAATTAAATCCGTAATATCTGTAATTTGTGCTGCTGCCGCTGCTGCTACAGAAATATGGGCAATCGTATCTGACACATTATAACATTCAATTGGTATTGATATACTCGATCTATCTTGTAATAACCGTATAACAGAATCTATATATATCGGTAAAATATCCAAATAAGCAATATTATTTATTTCTTCTACAGAAACAACTATCTTGAAGTTTATATTATCACAACGAAAAACTACTTTGAACCCAGGAATGGTAAACTTCAACTTTCTCATTTTAATATTTCCCATTGTCGCTGCATCCTGTTTCATTTGGAACTCTTTAGATGTTCTTGCGATCAACCGTTTTGCATCTGCATTGCTTATATTATAATTTGTCGTTAATAATTGTAAAAATTCTCGTTGTGTATATTCTTGCGATAGACTATATTCGCCTGCATTTATAAAGTCCAAAATAGACGACTCTATATACATATCTTCATCAAAATCTGCCACTCTCTTAAATCTCAATGGAACCTCTACTCCACTTATTTTTTCCGCAATAAAAACTGCATTAATACAGTCAATAATACCACTGAAATCTAACTTCTTGCTATCATATATTTCTCTCGTCATATTATACATACTTTGATAATGAATATTGTTTACTATGATATTTTCATCACGAAATTTATCGAATAATAATATATTATATCCATTCTGTTCCATATTCACTTTTAAATATTCTATCAATGGATTTACTCGACTACGAATAAAGTCTTCCACATCAGTCAATACTTTTATATCTAAAAACTTACAATAAATTTGAATATCGCCATTTTCATAGAACTCACAAATACTTATCTCCGTTTCTTCTGTATATATATACGCAGAAACTACACTTTTATACGCTTTTGTTATGATACCAAAATCACGATTCAATGTATTAATATTCGCCAACGTATCAAACCCTGCTTTCGAATTCGTTTTCATTGGAACATATGGTATTTTACGACCATCTGTAGATACCTTATTTGCATATAATCTAAATATATTTTCACTTGCCTTATCCGGATTGTATTTAATAAAAGGATTCGTCTCACTCGCGTGAATTAATTTAAAAACGATATCTAATGGTATTTTAATATTATAACTTGGTTTCATTGTAATTCGAATCATTTGAATTCCAGTTCCAATACTCACATTATTTGACCGCACTTTGGTATCTCTATATATGTCATACAACGTATCTACTTTGTTATAATTTACTCGATTCTCATCCACCATGCGAATACTCTGTTGTACCAATTCAGTTCTCTGAGAATCTAATTGTTCTATATTCAATATACCTTTTTCAAATAAATAAGGAAAATATATTTTTACATTATCCTTACGGTTATCGCCTAATACATCACTTGCCAAACACAAGTAAATACGATTATCTAATATATCGCCATTATTCATAAGTAATTCATTATTCGTTGTCGTCATTACATCGATATCATCTTGTTCGCCTTTGAAAAAGGCGGATTCACCCACCGAAAATGGATTTACTCTATAGAATTCGCGATTTATTTGTCCCAAAGTATGATCCATATAAAATACCTGATCTTCAATGTTCAATGAAATTATATCATCATAATCATATTCGGTCTTGTCTTCTATATTAAACCCAATTTTCTCTCTACTCTCGTTTAAAATAATATTAGAGAGAAAATTGTCCAATCGACTACGAGTTACCAAACGTCGCTTATGATTTGACAGTGTCTGAAATATACGGAAAATATTTATTCGTTTTTTTTCTTCACAGAAAAGGTATATTTCATCATATGACATTACTGATCCCATTGCTTCATTCACAGCATCAATAATTTTCAATTTAATATCGCTAATTGTATCATCCAAATGAATCTGCTGTCTAGAAAAATATATACTCACATTTGTGGCAGCTATCATCCTTTTCTCTGATTCACTAAATACCTCTTGAATAATCATCGCATTTTTATCTCGCTTGATTACCTCATTCAAATCCAGATCTTCATTGCCAGTATCTCCATAAAATACAATAATCCGTTCAATATCAGTCTGGTTTTTTAATTGAAAAATTTTATAGGGGTAATTACTTTTTAATTGTGACTGTGACTGTGACATATATAAATTAACTATATAATTATAAGTATTCTAATTTATATATTATATATCATAATATGGATTATCGGTAATTGTCATACCACAATAACTCTGTTGTTTTTTCTTATAGTCTACTGGATCATAGATACCAATTTTTACAGCATTTTCTAAAAGAAATTTGAAATTCTTCCAAAACTCCTGCTTATGACCGACTGAAACAGTCATTGTATGCGCTAATTCATGTATTCCAACAAATACCAATGTATTTTCATCTATCAATGTTCCAGTATTCTTCGTTTTATTCAAACAAAATGCCATTTTCTCTCCTTTATTTTCACTATATGCAGTTAATTCACTCGTCGGTAAGGTCTCCGTTATTTTGTTGGGGTTAAAATTACGCTTCAATCTCTGTACATCATCTTCATTTGGATATTTTTTCGCCATATAATCCACTAATTGTTTCATTTTCATTACGACATTTGCCAATAAATCGACAGCTTCTTGAACCATTACACGATCTCTCACGCAATATTTATTGCCATCTACTGTCGAAATGACACATTTTAATTGTAGATTTTCCGATGTATAATATACTCTTAAACACACTAATACCACGATTCCAACAAAAATATATAATATATATTTATTCATCAATATATATTATGTTAAGTTAATTACCTAGAGAGTCCCTGTAGTGCTACCGATCTCTAATGGCGGTCTCATAAAATCAGGTGTTATTGTGCTTTGTTGCCATGGTCCAACATATGTTTGTGGATTAGGTGGTTCCGAACGGATCTGTAAGTTTGCATTTCTTAATGATTGACCGACTGTATCTATTCCAATGTGATATCCAGCTTTTAATAAATTGATGTTTGCTAAGTCTCCTTTTCCTGATGGATTCAGTTGCGCCCATTGACTATTTGAATCCCTTGGCAACAGTTCTGATGGATTCTGTATATTTGGCTTGGAACATGAAGTAGGCATTCCTTTATTCGGTGTCGAAATTCCAGATACCGATGCGAATATCTCATTTTGTCCCAACGGTTCAGATGGAATCACTCCCGTTTGTGATGCGGACATAGAACCCTTTTTGGAAGGTTTCGATTGTTGATATACACTACCTTGTGAGTTTGATGTCATATATTCTGGTCCATATCTACCCTTATTATTCATATAACGAAGAAGATAACCTATCCCAAAAACAACAACTAATAATATGATGATAGTGCCTGCTCCTGTATTTTTACACCATTTCTTAATAGAATCAAATCCTGAACCCATTATATAAAATTAGAATAAAATATTTTTGAAATATACATTTAATTCTTCTAAACATAACATAATTTTAAACATTTATCATTTATATTTCTTCCATGTTATAATTTAATATCTCTTCGATATGTTTAAAATCCAATTCACTTATTACACTATCATCTTCTTCTAAATCGTCTAACATATATGTTTTCTTTATATTTTTCGCTTCTAAAAATGCTAAAAGCGCCTGATGCTTTAATCTTCTTGCCTTTTTTCTCGCTAATCTATAAACTTCATAATAGACTTCTTCTGGCTTTTTTAACTTCATAACATCACTCTGTTCCGCTTCTAAATCCATTGAGATTTCACTGAAATCGCTGAATTCGCTTGGAGTGTCTTTTTCTAAACTATCTTCTATCAATGTCATTGTCTCATCTATTTTAGGCTCTTCTTTACATAATTCGTTTACATTTTTATTGGGTTTGAAATTCATTGTGTTTCCTACAGAGTCATCTTCTTCATCTGAATTTATATCCATTTCGCCAACTTCTTCTTCTTCTTCTTCTTCTTCTTCTTTCGGGATTTGTATTTTATCAACTGTTTTGCATTTTATAACTGGATTGTTTAAATGTTTTACACCTGTATCAATCACACATTTATCGAATAACATATCATTATCTAATACCATTACTTGTTTCATTTCTATTTCTATTTGAAAACTTCGTGATGTAAATTTGATGCCCTGAATTTCTATCACTGAAATAATTTGCTTATCATGTGTTATATCATCCATTTTTAATGGCACTTCATTTTCATTATATATCTTGATAATTGGTATATTTGTAGCATGATTGATCTTAACATTTGTTCTGAGTAAATAGTTTTTACCAGAACGATAAATTCGTATCGGTGATGTAAAGGCTGTTTCGATATCTGATTTCTCCATTTTTTCTTGAAACCATTCATCTCCTTTTTCATAAATCATTTCGTGACATTTGGTTTCTAGATTCTCTAACCAACGAATAAACACAGGTTCATTATTATCGAACATTAATTCCGAATAAATCTTTTTACCGTTTTTGACAAATCCTTGTTTTGTAAAACTTTTAGGAGTTTGAACATAAAGGGGTTTTCCAGAACAATATATTTTCGTAAAATAAGCAGAACCTGGAATAGAAGATGGATGTGCTAAATGTAATAAGTCGAATTGGAATTCGTCGTTTGGTAGAATAATATTACTCATTATTAGATAAAAGGAAAAGAATAAGGGATGCGAAACGCCTCCATTATTCTTCAATGACATGACAGGTTGGGTTCCCCAACCTTTACAGGTTTAAAAGAATAAGGTTTATACATCGCAAAAATTGGTATATCTTTTTCGTTTTGTTTATTATGAAGGATAGTTTGTTCTCTCAATGTTTGGATATTTTAAAGAGAGAAGATATAAAATATAAAATTAAAAATGTATTTGAACCAGTTATTGATATGATTATGGATGAAGTGCGCCCATATATTTACATATCAGTATGTATCATAATATTTATATTTATTATGATTTTAGCGATATTAACTATTTTGATCCGTAGCAAAACATAACAAAAAATAAGTAATCGAAAGAATAAAATTTACACGTATTTAAATAAATAATATTTTTTGTAATTTAGCAATATTAATTTATTACACTATTATATTGTAATATCATATAATAGTATGTCTGAAACTGATGCTATAAAACCAAGCTCACCAGAAAATAAACCACATACTAATACTTTTACAGAAACTATGAAGAATATTGCACAAACTGCTGCACAAACTGCTGCACAAACTGCTGTAACAGCTGTTGCAAATCACCCTGATGTAAAAGCTATTACCGATCACCCTGATGTAAAAGCTATAACGCAAACTACGTTTGATACTCCTCAAGCAAATTATTCTTTTCAGGCTGAAAAAGGTGATTTAAATTCTAATCAAGATACAACTGATTCTAGCATAACTGTTCCTTCTAACACAACTGATACAACTGTTATTTCTAACACAACTGTTCCTTCTAACACAACTGACGCAATTGACACAACTGAAACAATTTACACAAATGATTCTAGCACAACTGTTCCTTCTGATACAACTGTTATTTCTAACACAACTGCTCCTTCTAGCAAAATTAATAATTCATGTGATGAAAATAATCCAGTTGTTCAAAAACTAGCATTAAATAAATTTAAAAAATTTATGGATCTCGTTATAGAAGAATTAAATATAAAACTTGCAGAAGAAACAGAAAAACAAAATCAATCAATAAATGGGGGGAGTAAGCGGCGTTCAAAAAGAAGATTACAAAATAGAAAACGAACAATAAAAATAAAAAAATATAGATATAGATATATGAGTAAACACGGAAGAAAACGAAGTACTAGAAAAAGAACTGGCAAAAATCGAAGATTTAGAGGGGGTGCAGGATTTGGAGCAACTCAGTGGGGTTCAACAATGGCAGGCTCTAATATAACAGCGCAAAATGCTGCTGTTGGAATGAGTGGTTCAATTGAACCTACACAGGCTAATTCAGGTTTTCCAGGGGTATATCAAGGAGGAAGACGCGGAGGTTCAATTGGTGCAGTTTTAGCACAAGGTTCTGTTCCTGCTGCATTATGGGCATCTCAATATATGTATGGAAAAAATAAGCGCAATGTATACTCACGAGGTCGTAATTCTGGATTTGGAAATCAAGGCAGAAAAACTAGAAGAAGATACCGATAAATAAAAGATAAATATTATAATCAATTAATTATAATATTTAGTCAAATGAATAAATAAAGTAATCATAATATATTGACTATGAATGAACATATTAATGTATCTGAAATGGTATTAATGACAGGAGGTGACGGTGAAATAGTAAGTGGTGGGTTTGATGTTGGATCTCTATTGCTGAAAAACCAACTTACTACATCAAATGATGCGGCATATAAAACACTAATTGGCAATTCTATACCATTTGGTTTATTATATGATATGCGAGATAGTTCTGTAAAAGAAGATATTCTAGAAGGGTTAACCGAAGGCGGAGGCATATCAAATAGTCAAATAATTGACGATGAATTATATACAAAATTGTTAAATGACTGGTCATTTACAGCATCTTCTGTTGATACACAATCAAAAAAGAAGAAAAAGAAGAAAACAATTAGACAAAAAGGAAATAAAGGGCATACAAATAAGACGAAAAATACGAAGCGTAATCGACATTAGAAATCACTTTTAAAAATGTGACTTTTATACTTTGCTCCAATTTTTATAGTTAAATGGCGAAACGAGTATATTATCCAATTTTTGTTTCCAGTATTTGATTTGTTCATCCTTTAATATATCTTTTTCTGTCAATGGATAAGGTGTTGTAGTTTCCATCAATTCTTTTTCTTTATCTGTCATTTTTGGTTTTTTACCGTAGCAATTGACACCGAATCGCACATTTGGATTAGCAATATAACCACCATTAACGCCTGGTCTACCGCAGTCGTTTTCGTGACCAGATATCGTTTGTAGATTTTTATATGTTTCTGCTTGTGTAGGGAATAACGCCATTTGTCCATCAGACCATCCATAATTACACCATTCTCCTCCTTCATTATAAGATTTTTCGACTTCATCATATTTTGCAAGACGCGCGTCATATGCTTGACATAATGTTGCTGCTTCCTCATAACCATAATAGTTTCCTGGTATATTGAAAACTTGTGATTTTTTAGATGAAAAAGAAGGTTTTGTATTTGTAGTTGTGTTTGATGATCCAGTATTTTGTTGAACATCAATATCAATGACTGGATTTTTAGAAAATGTATTATGTATATCTGCTGTAGTGCTAAGATTGAAAATATTAAATATATTCCAGAAGTGTCTGGGGATAATCCATATAATAAATAATATAAAGAAAACTATAAAAATGATACCGATTAATAATTTGATAATACTCATTAGAGTTGATGACGTTGATGATGACGAATCAAAATTACTTGTTTCTGTATAAGATGATGAACCCAATAAACCCATAAAAATGAAGATAACAATCAATATTACAGCAAATATGATTACATAGACATTTGGATTCGTAAAAAAACTGGAAATATACCGATACATGTTATTTGGATCTACAGTAAACCCGGTATTGACGTCCATATATTATATATTTTGTATATAATATATTTATTGGGTTTAAAATAAGAAGGACAATCAATGATTTTGTCCTTATTCTTCAATGACATGACATGGTTAGTTATTTTTCTCTCTTTTTCTGTAAAAGAATAAATATGCGTTGGGAGTAATGAGTTGATCAATATTTGTAATTTCGGATATTGTTGTATCATTAAAGCAGAACCATTTGTTAGAAACACGAATAAAAGAGTAATAATGTCCACCAAGAGTACCCCCGTGATGGTTACATATCGCATATAAATCATATATATATTGGTTCGGGGAATATCCAATAACATATTTCGATAAATCCAGATTGTTGAGGGGAAAAGATATGTGAACCTGATTTTTATTACGATAATTATAAGGATTGAATCGTTTAATATCAATGACTAGAATTTTGGGCAAACTCCAGTAAATTATCTGTTTTTGGATAGATTGTTTTGTCTTAGTATTTTCATTATACCATGCATTGTCACCGTCTAGAATCTCTCCTTGTAGGTATAATTCTAAACAATCGATGAGTGATGGTTGTTTAATTTGTGGTATTGGTAAATTAATAATAGAAAAAGGTTCAGGTGTATTGCTTAATACACTTCCTCGGTTAGGTTCATCCAATGAGATAATTTGAGAAACGTGAATGCCATAGAACATATCGTAAATTTCGGAGTAATCTTTATTATACATTTCTTTCATTTTTTTGTAGCAAGATACTGCTAATAAATCTAATTCATTATTAGGAATACCTGTTATATCAATATTTACTTGACGAGAGAGAGCAGAATGAAGACAATCGATCATGAAAAGAAAAAATTCACTGGAATCATTTTGACTAAAATTAGAGAATTCTTCTCTCTCTTTATGAATAGAAATATTTTGTAATTGTTTAATAAATCTTCCAGGAGAGATAGTACAGTTTTGAGACCACATTAGTTTTCGTAAAATATCCCATTCATTCAATAACAGAACATCAAATGGGTTTTGTTTATTCAGTTTTAACTGTATTGTTGAATCATCTAATAGATTATTTAATTCGTGTGTATGAGAAAGTATTTGGATACATGAATTAATGAAGCATGTATTACCCAAATTAGCTAACCCTGATATACCACGTAAAGTTCTAGTATTTTGTTTCTGTTGCGGATTCATTATTATTAAACAGGTATTTACATTTAAACAAAATAATTATTAATTAATATAATGAGACGTTTTAGAAGAAACAACAATAATAGCTTTTATTTAAATAATGATGATAGATATGCATTAACATATTATACTGACATATTAAATCATCAATTACGGAATATAGATCTAATGTATAATGAAGTCAGAGAAACGAGAGAAATCATAGATTATATTATGCGCGTTCATGACCGACCAAATAGGGAATTGTATACGACGTCAATACCAATACCAATACCGACACTTACAACGCCACAGCCACAACAACAACAACCACAACCACAACAACCACAACAACGTAGACGTGAAAGCAATGATTCATTAAGAGATTATTCTTACATTATGGATTTTGTAATTCCTATTATTCAAACGGAGTATGAAGATGTAAATATAGTAGCACAACAAACAGAAATAGAAAGAAATACATCACAATTGATATTTTCTGATATTGTAAATCCATTAAATACCAGTTGTCCAATTCACTTACATAGATTTGAAAATGATAGTCCAGTTACACAAATTATTGGTTGTGGTCATATTTTCGATAGAAATGGCATTACTAATTGGTTTCAAAGAAATGTCCGTTGTCCAGTTTGTCGGTATGATATAAGAAATAATCCTAATATAAATACTAATATAACTGATAATCAATCTTCTTTGTCTACACAAATACCCAACGATGCTTCTTTAAATTATATTACAGAAACATTATTGAATAGCTTATTTAATAGCACTGGCAGCACTGGTAGCACTGGTAGCACTGGTAATTATTTTTGGAACAATACAAGACCACAAGCATCTCAACGAAGCAGACATCATATATATTTTGCATCTTCTGATAACAATACAGATTCTTCTAACAATAGAAGCTAACTTGACAGCGCAGAATTTATAAATTCATCAATATTAATGTTACATAACAAAGGAGTAAATTTATTTATTTTTTCATCATTCCAATCCCACCATTTAATTTGTAATAGTTTTTCTATTTGTTTTGCTGTAAATCTATATTTAATTAATTTTGCAGGATTTCCTCCAACTAAACTATATGGTTCTACATTTTTAACAACATGACTATTATTTGCTATTATAGCACCATTACCAATAGTAACGCCTGACATAATCGTTACACTATCTGCAATCCATACATCATTGCCTATAATTACATCTCCTTTTGTTGATGGAAGCCCAATACCATTAAAATTATTGAATGTAGTTTGATGTATATGACCAAATGGATATGTTGTAACCCAATCACTTCTATGATTACCTCCTAAATATATATTTACATTTCCTGCTATTGAACAAAAATTACCTATTACTAATTTAGCATTATCATTTTTCCAATGTATTATAGGATTTCCATATGTATATTTTCCGTATGACATTATTATATTATAATGTTATATTATCTTATAAAATCTGTATTTTAAATCGACAATTTTCAAATATTATTGAAGTAATATATGTACATGTAAGTAAAAAACATCAGTTTAATAGTTGCTCATTTCTTCATTAAACGAAACTCTTTTTCGTTTCGTTTTTTTGCGTTTCTCTCTATGTCGACATCGACTCTTCTTAATATCAGTTCTTTCTGTTTCTGCTTCATTTTCTAAAATTTCTCGATCTCTTGCTGAAAGGCGTTTCTTTTTTTTGATAGATATAGCTATTTCATTAGGTGGAGCAGTATCTGTAATATCATCAAACTGTTGTTCTATACTATCATCTTCATCATCATCAAAAAAACTAAAAGAACCGCCCATAATAATATAAATAAAATTATTCATATTATTATACGATTCCACTTCTTGAAGTGGAGGGTCCACCTCTGTTGCGCACAGCAACGAGCAATGAAATACATATATACGGCGTTCTTTGGTTCAACCTTCTTTCCCAAAGGTTGATTTC